CGATGCTTTGATGGCTTTGAATGAGAACCAACTGAAGTTGGTTCAGAAGAACGTTCAGCCACCCGAACCTCCGACCCCAACGGCCAAAGCGAAAGAGAAGATTGATTCCCTCATCGCTGCCAACGTCGGGTTGACGGAGGCAGATCGGCCGCAGCTGAACAACTTCACCGAAGAGCAGCTTGAGCGCATCAGCCTTTCCAAATCCCCGGCGGGCACGGCACCCCCGGCGGCGGCGCCGGCGGCGGGCAACCCTGGAACAGCACCACAGTCCGCCGCCGGATCCCCTCCGGCGAACAATGTCGTGTCGGTTCAGGACTTCATCAAGTCTGCGCCTCCGCAGATGCAGGAGGTGCTGAATAACAGCATCGCTGTCTACAACGAAGAGAAGGCGAAGCTCATCCAGATCATCTTGGCCAACGAGAACAACGGATTCACGAAGCAGGAACTGGAAGCCAAGCACCTGAACGAGATCAAGAATCTCGCTCGGCTGGCGGCGAAACCCGACGATGGGGGACAGAGTCGCATTCCCAATTATTCGGGTCAGGCGCCGACTCGGACGGACAACACGGCAGAGGAACCGATGGAGATTCCGGTTCTGAACTTCGCCAAGAACTGAATCACTCAACCCATAACAATCAAACAGGAAGAATCATATGCCTGAAGTTCCAAAAAGAATCCACTTGCTCGGCAGTGGCCGGCATGAGGAGGCGACCGCTGCCGAAGCCATTCGGCCGGGCGATCTTCTCAAGCTCAACTCGGACGGGGAGGTAATCAAGCACGCGACAGCGGGCGGCTACGCCGAACGCAACTTCGCCTTGGAAGATGCGCTACAAGGTAACGGGATCGACGATAACTATGCGGCCGACGACTTGGTGAGTATCGTCAACGGTGCTCCCGGCGACGTCGTCTACGCCTGGTTGTCATGGGGCGAAAACGTAGCCAAGGGTGACTTGCTCACCAGCAACGGCGACGGTGCGCTGAAGAAGGTGACGGGCACTGACAAACCAATCGCTGTGTCGCTGGACACCTTGAACCTGGCTGACAGCGAATCGGCAGATGAAAGGCTCCGCGTGAGGCTCCTGTAAGGCAACCAACAATCAACTACCTGAAAGAAACTCATATGGACTTCATTCTAAACGGACAAGCTCAAGGGAGTGTCGCAACGACTCTTTTGAACAATGGCTTTGACGTTGCCTCACTTCGGCCCTGGGTCGGGAAGGACGGTCGTCATTACATCGCCCAAAATCAGGGCGGCAAACTCATTGCCCGCGCCACGCCAGTCGCCAATGCGACGCTGCGGAAGGATGAGTGGAAGATCATCGACGACGCGATTGTCGCGGCGGCGAAAGATCGCTTGCGGGTTGTGGCCGATCTGCGCGGTGCGGGACTAACGTTCACCATTCCAAACGGCATGGGGAAGACGGTCTTGGAAACCGAACGGGTCAGCGACATCACGCCGGCGACGATCAGCATGGATCCTGCCCGGCAGGCTGAAGGGGATCGACCTGAGTATGACTTGGTGAACCTTCCGTTGCCGGTCATCCACAAGGACTTCTTCTTCAACGCCCGGCAGATTGCGACGTCGCGCGAGCGAGGTGCTCCGATTGACGTCACAACGGGTCAGTTGGCTGCGCGACGCGTGGCCGAGGAAGCCGAGAAATTGGTGGTTGGAACGGCCCCTTCGTTCAGTTATGGTGGAGGAACCATCTACGGCCTGACCAACTTCCCACAGCGTCTCACGCAGGTTTTGACCTCGCCCGAAGATACGGGATGGACGCCGGCAGTGACGGTGAGAGAGGTTCTCGCGATGCGACAGGCGAGTGAGAACCACTTCCACTACGGTCCTTGGATCCTCTACAACTCTCCCGCTTGGGATGAGTATTTGGATGACGACTACTCGACGGCCAAAGGCGACAACACCCTGCGGCAGCGGTTGGCCGCTATTCAGGGCATTGGAGCTACCAAGACGGCGGATTACCTGGGAACGGGTTTCTCGCTGATTCTCGTCCAGCAGACGACGGACGTCGTCCGAATGGTGATTGGGATGGACATCACCACCGTCCAATGGGAGACAATGGGCGGAATGAGAATCCACTTCAAAGTGATGGCCATCATGGTTCCCCAGCTCAGGGCCGACATGAATGGTAACACGGGTCTCGTCCACGGCGCTGCGGCGTAAAGATGAGTCCTGTTCATGAAGCCGCCCACCCCACGCAGGTGGGCGGCTGTTTTTCAATCAGATAATAGGTCATGCCAAAATTCAAGATTAAAGAGGGCACCCATATCCAGGGAGGCAGAACCTACACCAAAGGGCAGGTCGTTGAGTCTCCGCTTGACCTAACGACTCTTTTCAAAGAGAAGTTTGAGAGGGTCACCGAGCCGACTCCTCCCGCCCCCCAACTCACTGAGGCCGATGCCACTCCTGCTAAGCCAAAAAAGAAGAAGGCGAAGAAAGAGGAGGACTGGGCCGACGATGAATAATGTCACGCACTACATCAGAGCTGGTCGCCGGAATTATTGAGGTGGATGAGTCGATAACCCTCGACCCATTCATCCTCGCGGCATCGGCTTTGGTAGATGACATTGCAGAGAAGTCTGGACACGATTCAGAGAGACTTCAGCTTATTGAGACCTGGCTCGCTGCTCATTTCTACACTGTCCGCGACCCCCGGCCGACTTCCGAAAGGGCATCCACCATTGAGGTGAGATACCAAAGCGCGGTAGATCTGAACCTAGCAACCTCCCATTACGGGCAGATGGCAATGACTCTTGACACCAGTGGTCAGTTGAGAGCGTTGTCTGCTGGAAAGAGGAGACCGAGCGTTACATGGCTGGGGACCACTCCATAGAGCTCTGGCTGCCAGGACCAGAGTGGGAGGGGGAGGACGCCTTTTTGATTGGGGGCGGACCCTCGCTCAAGGAATTCGACTTCACCAAACTCGAAGGGCTCAACACTATTGGCTGTAATGATGCCTATCACCTGGGCCCGGCTATCGTTCAGATTTGTCTCTTTTCAGATAGGATGTGGTGGGAGAGGAACAAGCACGCTCTGAATACTTTTCAGAACAGGGTGGTAACCAATTGTGCCTTCCTGCTTCACTATAACCTGCCGAACATTCTCAAGATGGATCGTGCCAGAGATGGACTTCACGGAGGGACCACGCTAGGGTGGAACTTCTCGACTGGTGCCAGCGCGATTGCTCTTGCTATTCGCCTAGGAGCGAGCCGGATCTTTCTGCTGGGATACGATTTGGGCAACCAAGGGAAGGTGTCCCACTGGCACCAGCACAATACTAAGGTCATCAGGGAAGATTCATTTCAGGGTTTCATCAGGGGCTTTGAAAGGGTCAAGAGGGATCTTCCGGCGGGTGTGCAGGTATTCAACGTGACGGATGGGACTTCCAGGTTGAAATGCTTTCAGGAGATCACTTTCACAGGATTGGATTCTGTGCTTCCGGCTAAGGAGGTCTCGTGATTGGATTTCTCAAAAGGATGCGGAAGCAGAAAGCTGTCTGGTGGCAACGAGGTGAGCCAAACACCTACGGTGAATTTGCCTTTGCTGATCCGGTAGAAGTCAAGTGCAGGTGGGAAGATGTTTCCCAAGAGTTCCTGGACCCGAGGGGACAGACCCGAACCTCCAGATCGGTCGTTTACGTGGACCGGGTGATGAGTGTGGGCGATAAACTCTTACGGGGTGAACTCGACTCAAATTCTAGTATCACCGATGCTTTCGAGATCCAGAAGTTTGACCAGCTCCCAGACCTGAAGAATAAGGCTGTCTTGCTGACAGCTTACCTATGATACAAGAGAAGCTCAACCAAATTGGTGGCCTGCGTGAGTGTTTGCTGACTTTGCGCTTCTGCGGTAACAAGATTGCAGCAGACGTGGAAGAGGGTATCAAACTAGCAGGATGGCGTCTCCGGCAAGAGAGCGCAAGACTCGTGCCGGTAGAAACAGGGGCTTTGAAAGCTTCGGTCTACGCTAGGGTTGAAGGGACGGGATTTGCCACGAAGATGAGTGTGGGTTTCACAGCACCCTACGCGATGGCCGTTCATGAGGCAGTAGGAATGGTTCTCAAAGGTCAACCTCGGCCGAGCGGGATCGGCCGATACTGGGACCCACAGCCTCCGGCCCAAGCCAAGTTTCTCGAAGAACCTTCTCGTCGCCTGGCACCAGAGTTGCTGAAGATCATCAAAGAACGTGCTCTTCTCAACTGGAATCCACCAGACTTCAAATGAATGCTCCCTCTCTAGCAATTCACCAGCTCTTGCTCGAGGAAGAGTTGGTTGGTGATTGGGGTCTCTTCATGGCATTCCTGCCTGACGACCCTGACAATGCCATCTGCGTTTACGACACAGCAGGCATAATGGATGGTCGGATGATGCGGACAGGTGAAAGGATTGAGCACCCTGGAATTCAGATTCGCGTGCGAGGTCCTGTCTACAAGGACACGTGGGAGAAGGCGAACCTTATCGCCCTAGCACTCGACACGGTGCAGAAAAATGTTGTGACCACCGAAGAGGAGGACTACATTATCCACAATGTCTCACGGACGGGGGCAATCATCCCGGTGGGAGTTGAAGATGCCGGGCGGATAAGGCGCCACCACTTTACGATGAATATGATCTTGACTCTCCAAAGAGGTGAACCCTTCAATATAGATCTGGGTGGTGAAGGGGGCGCTCTTCTCTTGTCCGGCCAATGAACCCCTAACCGAAGAAAGGTAATATGGATCCAAACCAAATCAGACTTGATGACGGATTTGCTACAATCATCTCGTTCTCCAACCTGCCGAGTGTGAAGCTGTTTGAGAAAGAGATCACTCCTCCTGGGATGACGGCAGGTGGGGCGATTGACACCACCACCATGCGGAATACTACGTGGCGGACGATGTCACCACGCAATCTGAAGTCTCTCACCCCCGTCACCGCGACGGTGGCCTACGCTACCGAAGCCATCCCAGAGTTGATGAGTCAGGTGGGAATCAATCAGGAATGCACCATCACGTTCCCAGACGCGTCTTTCATCGTCTTCTGGGGCTGGATTGAGTCATTCACTCCCGGCGCGATGTCCGAAGGTGAGCAGCCTACCGCTACTATCACCATCCAGCCGGGCAACGTTGACGGTGACGGAGCCGAAACAGCGCCGGTCTACCACTCGAACGTCGACACCTAATTCGTAATTCAATTGCCGTATGAACGAACCTGTCTCATTAGATCTCACCATAAAGTCCCTCCCTGTCACTCTCAAGAACGGGGAGGGTGAGGTTCACTACGAACTTCGTGAAATGACCAGTTTGATGCGAGATCAGTTTTTGGACAAACTGGCAGCGCGGACGCGATTGGATGTCCAGGGGCGTCCCGTTGGACTCAACAAATTCGAAGGTTTGCAGTCTGACCTTCTCAGCCGGTGTCTCTACCGAGACGGGAAACTCGTCCTCCCGGTAGAGATTCAAGGCTGGCCCTCCTCGGTGGTTTCGGAGCTCTACAAAAGGGCGCAAGAGATCAACTACCTGAACGAAGTTGAGTCGAAGAAAGCCACCGAAGAAGCAAAAAAAGACTGAGAGGTGAGAGGCTCGGTTGGTTTGAAGTCGCTTCCCACCTCAGGATTCCAGTGCGGGAGTTGATGTCTCGGGTGACATTCACCGAATTCATTGAATGGCTCGAATACCTCAAACTCGTCCACCGCAGGAATTCAAAGCGCGATATGTATTTTGCCCAAATCGCTGCCGAAGTCAGACGGGGTTACGTGAAGAACCCCAGCA